AAGTACGAGAAGTGGGTAACTCGGGCGCGGGACTGACCTACACACACGCCCAAAAACTTGACATACACGTAACATTGTGGTATACTATATATACAGTAGGAAATCGTCCGCGCCTACTGTGTACTTCCAAAAACCTAACAAAAGTTAGGGCGGCGGCAACAACTGGAGCTAACCATGAGCAAAACCGAAATCACCTTTGGCAAGACCGTCTCACTGTCCGAAGCCGAGGCACTCATCTCATCTGTCACCACTAACCGATTCCATCTAATGGGCGAGCCGGGTATCGGCAAGTCCTCGATGCTGGAGCGCCTAGCCGAGAAGCTGGGCATGGACTACGCATACATTGATGTGCCTAACATGGACTTGGGTGACATCGCTATGCCTGTGGTGGATCACGCCACGAAGACGACCAAGTATTACCCCAACGCACGGTTCAAGCTGCAAGAGGGCAAGCCCGTCATCATCATGCTCGACGAGTTCAGCAAGGGTGCCGAGCCGGTCAAGAATATGTTGCATCCGCTGTTCGAGGTGGTCAACCCACGCTTGGGTGACGTAGCTGCGCCTGCTGGGTCGATCATCTTCAGCACGGGCAATCTCTCATCCGACGGTGTTGGCGACAACATGAAAGCACATACTAAGGCACGCCTAACAAAAGTTATCGTGAGAAAGCCAAATGCCAAGGAGTGGTTGAACTGGGCTGTACCCAAGGGCATCGACCCCACCGTGTGTGCGTTCGTAGATAGGTACGAGCACGTACTGGCAAGCTACATCGACGGTGGTCAGGGCGACAACCCCTACATCTTCAACCCCCGCACGGTGCAGGAATCGTTCGTGTGTCCTCGCACACTGGAGCTAGCATCGAACGTAGTCAAGCAGCGCACGCACTTCAGCAGCGATGCACTTATCGCAGCACTTACAGGTGTGATCGGTGAATCAGCGGCGCGTGACTTGCAAGCGTTCATCGCCTATGCCGACCAGCTCCCGAGCAAGGAAGCAATCATCGCTGACCCCAAGTCCGCGACCGTACCCACGCAGCCCGGTGCCTGTGCTGTGGTTATCTATTCTCTGATCAACGCAACTCAGAAGGACAACTTCTCTGCGTTCATGGAGTACGTCAAGCGGTTCTCACCCGAGTGGCAAGCCACGTTCGCAATCCAGATCGCCAAGAACACGAGCAAGCAGGCGATTGCGTTCGGTAACCGTGACTTTGGTAAGTGGGTTGCAGAGAATCAGGATCTGCTGTGAACGTGATCGCGTACTACCACGTACAGAGCCAGCTTAAAGATGGTTCTACTGAGCAGCGTATCTATGACGTAGACCCCCGCACGGGGGAACCCGAGTGGTTCAGTGACTACAAAGTAGTCAACGGTACAGAAGAAGAGGCGAGAGCAATCGTCCGCATGATGAACGAGCAATTCAACATTGAGATTAACAACTAAGACGGAGCTAACAAATGTTAGGAACAACCATGACCCCGGAGCGCAAGCTCCAACGAGTGAAGATCAACCTGCTGCGTAACCCCAAGGTTGCTCTGCTGTCGGGCATCCTGATGGTGGGTAAGACCTACGTGGACGACAAGACCCCCACTGCCAAGACCAACGGGCGCGACGAGACGTACGGTAAGAAGTTCATCGAGTCGGTAGGCGAGAAGGAACTAACGTTTGTCGTACTGCACGAGTCTTTTCACAAAATGTACCGTCACTTGACTACGTGGAAGAAACTTCACGACGAGAATCACCGACTCGCCAACTGCGCCTGTGACTATGTGATCAACCTCCAACTGCGTGACCTTGATCCGTACGAGCAATTCATCGCTATGCCTGTGTACACCGACGGCCCTATGCAGGGCAAGCAGATGGGCTTGATCGACGAGCGGTTCCGGGGCATGAATGCCAAGCAGGTGTTCAACATTCTCAAGCAAGAGCAGGAGGAAGGGAAGGGAGGCGGTGACGGCGAGGGTATCGACGAGCATGACTGGGACGGTGCGCAGCTATCCGAAGAAGACCAGAAGGAGCTAGAGCGCGAGATAGACCAAGCCATACGGCAGGGCATCATCGCCGAGCAGAAAGTCAACGGCTCCGCCGGTGGTGGTCTCGCCCGAGACCTTGGTGATCTGATTGCGCCCAAGGTGGACTGGCGTGAGCAACTGCGCGAGTATGTGAAGTCTGTATGCCAAGGCAGGGACACCAGCACATGGCGTAGACCTAACCGTAGGTTCCTCGGCTCTGATATCTATATGCCTACGCTGGTAAGCGAGAAGCTGCGGCACCTTGTACCCGCTGTAGATACATCGGGCTCCATCGGCCCTGCGGAATTGAACGCGGTCATGTCTGAGTTTGTGGCTATCTGCGAACAGGTAAACCCCGAGAAGATCGACCTGCTGTATTGGGACGGTGCGGTGGCAGGGCACGAAACGTACGAGGGCATGGACGCTGCCAGCATCCTGAGTTCTACCAAGCCAAAGGGCGGTGGTGGTACGTCACCGTCGTGCATAACTGCGTACATGAAAGAGCACAACATGAAGCCCGACTGCGTGGTGGTGTTCACTGACGGGTATGTCGGTAGCGACTGGGGTGGCGAGTGGCCCTGCCCTGTGCTGTGGTGCGTCATCGGTGGCAACAATGCAGTCTCTACGACTGGCAAAACAATTCACATCAACTGAGGAGTAGTTATGGCTAAAGCAATTCTTAGCGTCGGATACAACGAGTATGTATTCGAATTGGAGGAAGCGATCACGATAGTCAACATACTTGCCAAGGCCGAGAGGTTCGAGAGCAAGTACCACACTACTACTAGTGGTAGGACACAACACATCTACGAGAACGAGGAGCACGAGTTCGGGCAACTCAAACTGATCACCGACGGTTTCTACCGTATGGCGAAGCTGGCTGGAAAGCCAGACAAATCCTAACATTTGTTAGGTAAACCCAAGTAAGTGCAATCAAATCAAGGAGCTAACCATGTCGATTTCATCATCTGCTGTTCTGGTCTCGCTGAATCTCAGCGTGTGGCCTGCATCCAAACTTGATCGGGAGGTAACCGATAAGGTCATCACCGATGCCAATGCTAACGTCAACGCTGGCAAGTTCATGAAGGACTTGTTCGCTGGCACATCCTTGCGCAAGGATATCGAGAAGTTCGCAGCCGGTTGCCGAGTGCGTCACCTCAAATTCACCCTGCCGTGGGCAGACAAGGGGGAGCGACTGCTGACCACTGCGCTGTTCATGGACTACAAGAAGTTCATCAACGACGCCGAGTTCAAGTTCGACCAGCTGTGCGAAAACTTCTACACTGCGTATCCGCAGCTGCTGGCAGACGCGCCGTCTAACCTCAAGGGTCTGTACAAAGCCGAGGACTATCCATCGCTGGAGGAAGTCAAGCAGCGGTTCGGGTTCCGCTACGTGTTCTCACCACTGCCCGAGGCAGGTGACTTCAGGCTCGATGTCGGCAACGCTGACTTAGAGGAGCTAAAGCAGAAGTACGCGAGTGATTACGATCTCCGCTTAGCCGAGGCCATGCGTGAGCCGTGGGAGCGACTGCACGGTGTACTCAAAGCGATGAGCGCCAAGCTGACAGACGATGACACTGACAAAGAGGGTAACACTAACAAACGTTACCACGAGTCTCTAGTTACCAACGCTACTGACCTGTGCGCACTGCTGACCAAGCTCAACATAACCAACGACCCCAAGCTGGAAGAGGCACGTAGGCAGCTTGAAGTAACGATGCTCGGTGCTGATATCGAAGCAATCAAAGAATCTCCCGCAATCCGCGAGAGCATGAAGTCCAAGGTCGATGCCATCTTGGATAAGTTTAACTGGTAAGTAGAGCAACAACAAGGAGCTAGCTATGCACATCACACCATACGAATTCGACACAAGCATGAACCTGATCGGACGATCTAACGTTCTGCTCAGTCCCAACAATGCGCCGACGCAAACTTGCAAGGCTCTGTATCTGACGATCAACAACCTATCACTTATTCGCCCACAGTGGCGCTTCAAGCTGAGCGACGTTACTAGGCACAACGGTGAGCTTGTTGCCACATCTGCCACTGTCACCGAGGACGGAGAGTTTCTTGGTAGTGTGGATATCGTGTACAAGGGTAGAGAGTACAAGGTGCAAGTAAGCAACGACCGCATCAACGCTAAGCGTGAGCGTGGTAGGGGCTATCACACCGACGACCCAGCCAAGGCTGAGCTGCGTATACGCAAGACATTCTTTCGCTTAGCAAAGGATGAGCGTGTGTCTAAAGCGCATGAGGAAGCTACAAGAGTATTGGAACGAGAGTTCGGCAGCAAAGAGTATGAGTACGACCGTACGTACGGCGAGATGCTTGCAAGCAGCAAAGCATTTGCACAAGCCAACTTGAGTTCTTATCTGGAGCAATACCCCTCGCGTAAATTGTTCAAGGCTAAGTGTGAGGAGATGACAGTCCACCGCGATACGGTCAAGCTCATCAAAGAATCCTTTGACAAAGGCCAAGGTGTTCTAGTAGTATTGAATGGTACGCAGTACCTCACCAAAGTCGGTAAGTCTATGGACACCTACACCGATGACACGCTGCCGTACGACATTCGCATGAAGCTGGGTATGCTCAAGCTAGTAGAAGATAAACAGATGATATCCGACGTAGGCTGTCGCGTAAACAAGCTCACGTACGTGGTAACACCAGAGCAAGTAGAGAAGGAGCAATCATGAAAACCAAGGCACTGAAGATGGTGCGGGAGATGTTCGCCGTGGACTATGTGCCTCGGCATACGCAGCGCCACAATCAAAGGCAGTGGGTTAAATCCGTACGTCAGTTAGGTGACCGATGGCTAGTCGCAAGACCCCTCGACCTAAAACGTCGGATGCACTAACGCCGCCGAAGGTCTGGCCTTTCCCAACGTGGATGGGCCAGCCTTACAAACCACCAAGACAACGCAAGAAGAAGCTCGACACTCGGGACTTACCTGACGCTTTGTTTTGATCCCCGCTAACATTTGTTAGGAATAGGTAAATATATGCACGACGAACACCTCAAAGATTTTTATGCAGGGCTGGCTATGCTAGGTATGTTGAATGCGGGGCGACCTCCCTCATACATGACCGAAATAGCTGACCTTGCTTGGGACGTGGCAGATGCCATGATGGTAGAACGCAGCAACAGAAAGGAGCGTAACGTGAATGAACGAACAAGTTGAGGGGGCACCTAAGAAGAAAGGGCGCGGCCCCGGTAAGAAGCCCGCCCTTGTATGCACCAGCATCAGGCTAAGCCGTGAGGTAATGGAGTACTTCGATACGCACCATGCTCACAACAAGCAAGCCAAGATGCGCGATGTTCTTATCGAGTATGTTAGAAACGAAACTAAACTGAAGGAGCCCCAACATGGGACGCAAGAAACTGTCAATGAGTGAAAAAGTGCGCCGCTTCTGCGCTGCTCACCCGGATGTAAAACCTCGGGATGTTGCTGTAAAGCTGAACATTCCTGTCTCTACGGTGTACGCAGTTAGGGTGAAAGCTAAAGCAGCAAACCCCCTACATGAGAAGATGCAGCCCCAAGTCACCGACATGGTGAACCACCCACCGCACTACACTGACGGTGGTATCGAGACGATTGACTTCCTTGCCGCTAAGCTGAGCAAAGAAGAGTTCATCGGTTACCTCAAGGGCAACGTGCTCAAGTACGGTAGCCGACTCGGTAAGAAGGGCAGCATTGATGTTGACGCAGGCAAGATGGCTTGGTACGCTACCAAGCTGCGCGATGTGTTGAACGTCCACGCCTGACGAGCCTCATCCCCCACCGCCCCGTATGCCCTGCGCTGCGGGGCTTTTTTACGCCTGTGCCTAACAAATGTTAGGCGTGTACCAGTTCCCACCCCCTTGACAAAGTCAAAGCGTAGGGTTAAAGTGACCCCACAACAAAGGAGCTACGCTTGAGAAAACCAGCATCACTGAATCGTTACGGTGCGCTTATATGCCCCCGCTGCGACTGTGACTTCCTGCACCATGAAGACGCCAGCATCTTCGTACGCAAAGAGGACGATTACTGGACTACAGTGATCACACAGGACACAGCCAACGTAACGTCCACCAAGTTCCCCAACTCTGAGACCTGCAACCCAAGCCCTAGACGCCAAGGCATGATCATCAGGTTCTCCTGCGAGAGCTGCGGCGATGCGCCCTTGCAGTTAGCACTCTACCAGCACAAGGGTGTGACCGTGCTTGAATGGATGGGCGAATAATGGCAGCAACTCCAGAGGCCAAGGTCAAGGCCAAAATAAAACAGATCCTCAAGGAACATAACGTTTACTACGCTATGCCGATGGGCACAGGATTTGGCAACAGCGGCGTGCCTGACTTCCTATGCTGCGTCAACGGGTTCTTTGTGGGCATCGAAGCCAAGGCTGGGAGCAATCAGCCGACGGCATTGCAATGGAAGCACCTCAAAGATATCAACACAGCCGGTGGCTACACGCTACTCATCAACGAGAACAACATCGAATACCTAACAAATGTTATTGCTGAATGCAAGGAGAGAACGAAATGAACATTGATATTGGCTCAGGCGTACAAGCCCTGATTGGTCGTATGGAGTCTCACCCGGAGGAGTTCTTTGATGAAGGCTCCAAGTGGCGCTTCATGTTTGCCGAGCGGTTCCGCGACACCATGACCGAGTCGGAGAAGGGAGCGATCCATGCAGCCCTCAAGGAAGTGCGGCGCAAGGAGTTTGAACACAAGGTGATGCGTACGCTGCTGGAGGGTGATTTGAAGGAGCAAGCCATATCTGCTATGACTGCGGTAGGGCAAGGACAGATAACCCACTCAAGGCTTGCCACAAGTACGGGTACATACACCCCTGCTGGTTTCAATATTATTGAGCCCCGTAGCGCATTTGAAAAATGAAAATCCTAACCATTGACTTTGAGACGTACTACGACCAAGAGTTCAGTCTTACCAAGCTAACCACCGAAGAGTACATTCGCGGCGATGACTTTGAAGTTATTGGCGTATCAGTACAGGTGGATGATGAGGAGCCCAAGTGGTTCTCCGGTACACGCAACGAGACAAAACAATTCCTTGAATCCTATGACTTCCCTAACAATCTGGCGCTTGCCCATAATGCTATGTTTGATGCCGCTATTCTTAGTTGGCATTTTGATATTTGTCCTAGGGGTTGGCTTGACACTCTCAGCATCGCTCGTGCTGTACACGGCACAGAAGTTGGGGGAAGTCTTGCTACCCTAGCTACGCACTACGGAATCGGTGCCAAGGGTGACGAGGTTGTTGCCGCCAAGGGGTTGCGCAGGAAAGATTTTGATTCAGCGGCCCTAGCCCGATACGGTTCGTACTGCTGCAACGATGTTTCGTTGACTTACTCGCTGTTCCAGCAGATGGGCGCTGACTTCCCCAAGTCTGAGCTACGCTTGATCGACTTAACGCTCAAGATGTTTTCGGAGCCGACGCTGTACTTAGACGCGACATTGCTGAAAAGGCATTTGGAGGAAGTCGTAGCGGTTAAGACAGCACTGATTGGCGAGCTTAACAAAGACATGCTGATGAGCAACCATCAGTTTGCCAAGTGGCTGCTGTATCACGGGGTCGAACCCCCTATGAAGATTAGCCCCACCACAGGCAAGCTGACGTATGCTTTCTCAAAGACGGATGAGGCGTTCAAGGCTTTACTGGAGCACAACAGCACCATTGTGCAGGCAGCGGTAGCAGCCCGACTCGGAGTCAAGTCCACCATTGAGGAGACCCGTACCGAGCGGTTCATCGGTATAGCAGAACGTGGGCCTATGCCCGTACCCCTGCGCTACTACGCAGCACACACAGGCCGTTGGGGTGGCGACGATAAGCTCAACCTACAGAACCTGCCGCGCTCCAGTGCGTTGAAGAGAGCAATACTAGCCCCCGAAGGGTTTGTCATCTGCGACTCTGACTCTTCACAGATTGAAGCACGTACGCTGGCATGGCTAGCTGGGCAGGATGATCTGGTCGATGCCTTTGAAAAGGGTGAGGACGTTTACAAGATCATGGCCTCGGCTATCTACGGTAAGTCACAGGCTAGCATCACCAAGAACGAAAGGTTTGTGGGTAAGACCACTATTCTTGGCAGCGGCTACGGCATGGGGGCCAACAAGTTCAAGGCACAGCTAAACAACTTTGCTGTGGGTATCGAACAGGAAGAAGCGCAGCGCATCATCACCACCTATCGGGAAACCTACCCCAATATACCTGAGCTATGGTGGAAGGCCCACGAGACGCTTGACTGGATATCCAACGACAAGACCGGAGAGTTTGGCCGAGGCGGTCTGCTCAAGGTTGATGGCAAGCGGGGTATCCGTCTGCCCAACGGCATGTACTTGAAGTACCCCAACCTGCGCAAGAGGCAAGACCCTGACAGCGGCAAGTACGAGTATGTGTACGACACCAAGAAGGGCAAGACCACGGTGCCTAACCGCATATACGGCGGCAAGGTGGTAGAGAATGTTTGCCAAGCACTAGCTCGCATCATCATAGGTGAGCAGATGCTGATGATTGCCAAGAAGTACCGTGTGGTCATGACGGTGCATGATGCTATTGCTTGCCTGATACCCAAAGGCGAAGAAGTAAATGGCAAAGAGTATGTAGAACTGTGTATGAGACTGCGCCCATCGTGGGCACCTGAACTTCCACTTAACTGCGAGGCTGGATATGGACAAAGCTATGGAGATTGTTGAGTTGATTGACTACGCACACCCCTGCATGATGGCAGAGAACGCTTTGAAAGAGGCGCACATCCACATGCTGAACCGAGAGTATGACGAAGCCATCGAGCAAGCACTCAAGGCAATCGTTGAAACGAGGCTGATGATCAACGCCATCAAGCACATGAAATCAGGGCAAGGACTAAATGACAAACAACCCGTTTGACTGGAAAAATTACAAAGCTGTAATCAGTTTCGCT